TTTTTTTTTTTTTTTTTTTTTTTTGCTATAAGAAAATTCCGACCTACTATACCGTAATATAGAGAGCCAGAGCATTACCCGATTTCTTGCAAGGGCGGGCAGGACCTAAGAATGCTGTAGTACCTACATGCTCTCCCCTTAGCGTTACAAGACGCATAGCTGGTGAAAGCATAAGGCGAGCAAACTATTAAAAGTCCTCGCATAAAGGGGGGTGAACATGAGGGGGTGATTATCCATTCCTCGTGTAACCTTATTTCAGTAGAGGTTACACAAAGTCATCATAAAGTAAACTACAAATCTTTATGACTATCATGTGCTTGATTTATTCTTTAACCCTCTAAGATCGAGCATAACTCGAGGGCATAATTTTTGTTAAAAAGGTAATTAAAAACCTTATGTTGTTATCTAAAAGTTTACCATAGGTGGAATACTTAAGAAACCACCAAAATTGGCATCATCTGACATGGAACGTAAAACTGCACATAGAGAACCACTTCCAGAAGGAACTGTTGAACGTGACACCACAATACCAGGTAAAGTGGTAGTAGATGACCTATTATATTCATCTCCAGAAACATTAATGCTTCCATCCATAACTGTACGAGAATGAAAAGAGCCATAAGCTGGCACTTGAACTTCTCCAGAATAACCGGCTTTATAATACATAACAGGAGCATTAAATCTACTAAGAGCTCCATCAGCAACTCCATATCCATCAGTAGTATCAAAGAAAACACCACGGAGAGCTAAATCAGCTTCAACGAGTGAAAGATCTCCAGCATGTAAATATACCGCAAAAGGATCAGCAGCAGTAACTGCAGTATTATCAATATACTTTAACCTAACACCGCCTCTATAATAAACATACAAAGAAGCTATAGTAGCATAAGCATCAGGAAAAACACTAGGATCAACATATTCTGGGACTCCAGGATTATAATGAACATAAGGTAAAGCAAAGGGTAAAACATTGCAATATGCAGCAGCAGTAGGAGCAGCGACAGGAACAAGCTGCGTAGGCATCTTCAAAAGAGTTCTAAAAGAAGAAATCTTTTCTCCGATACAAAATAACGCATTCTTGTTATTGTCATCTACCATAGAAGAAGAACCTATAGTACCTGTAGTAATATTACATGCATTCAAAGGAGTATTAAAGGGTTCTCCTGATTGAGGAGCTATTCCATAAACAGGTCTCATCCCAGACCGTTGAGGAACTGCAAACTCAGCATCAGGACCCATTGAAACTTCCAGTAGAATAGTAATGGTTTGAGAAACTGTATTAGGAGCTACTAAAGGATCCACAACATGAACTACAAGTCTACCAGGAACAGCATTACCATTAACAGAAGAATCAATACTTTCTTTATAAGGAGAAGAAGAGATAAAAGGAACAACGAAAGTAAATTCGTTAGTTTCCCTAATATCAATAATTTCTCTATGTAAATAAGCCGTATCAGCAAGTGTAGGATTAGTGGTAGTAAAAACTGCATCTTCAAATGGTGAAAAACTAACAGCTAAACGACCAGAGTGGAATTCCGTTTTAACGAGTTTAAACTTAAAAACGAAACTGCCTCTCCACTTCTGAAAATAACTCGCAACAAATGCACAAGGGGTATGATGTACTATTGCACGTCCAGAAATACCAATTATTTGTCGGAAGAAATAAGGATTCAGATCACAGGATATAAGTTGAGTACCACTACCTGTACCAACTGCCCAAGGGGTAGTCATAAACCATGCAGGAATAGTAGCTAAATACTTAAAATCCATCTCATCTATATCAGTTCCAGAAAAGCCTACAGCTTTTCCAACTTGATTCTGACAAGAAAGAGACAAAGGAAATGACATATCAGGAGCATCCACATTAGCTGTCCATGGTAAATAGTTTTGCGTAACTCTTTGAGAGGGGGCCAAACTAACAGGTTTAGACCAGCCAAACACTGAAGCAGCATTAGCAGCTATATTTGCAAACCATGAAGTAGTAATAGCATAAGAACTTAATAAAGGAACTTGACCTACTATATCGGAAAATTTAGCAACTCTAATTAAAGCAGAACTAATAGGACCTATATTTGAAGATTGTTGTTCGGCTTCACTTTCATTTTTCTTCTTAACAGAAGAGAAAGCTCGACCAGATTGTGGCTTAGCAGCACCAATCAATTCAACATCTTCAAAGTGAGCCCATAAGGTATATCCGGCAGTGGTACTGCCAGATCCTGCTACTAAAGGAGAATAAGGATAAATTCTAAAATTTCCAACAGAACCAAATCCATTATTATGAGCATAAGAGGAGAACGGAAAATAATTAGTACACGATGAATAGGGAATACGTAAACATGCCTCAGTATCACAAGATAAATCAAGTTCAACATGAGGTAATTGAGTACGCTGCATCAGAGTATTCTCTAAAGCACTAATCCTATTAGCAGCACCAAAATTATTAAAATCAGCTCCACCTGTATGCATAAATTGCAAATTATA